CGCAGGTAATATTGGAACCCTAGGCATTGACTTTGTGGCGTTAGAGAACTATACTACTGCCAACGCGGGTAGTTCGTTAAAGTTTTATACCAGTCCCATTGGTGCGGTGACCAAAACACTATCGGCCAACGTCACTGCCAACGTCACAACATTCCCTGCCAACGTTTTGACCACAGCAGGCAATATCCTGGTCACAGGCGGCACTGGTGGGGTAGGATACACCGCAGGCGCAGGCGGTACAGTCTCACAGTCAGGCAACAAGAGTGGTGGTGTCACACTCAACAAACAGACTGGTGAGATTACCATGCAAAACAGCCTGTTGGCCGCAGCTACCATAGTGAGTTTTGTGTTGACCAACAGCACCATTGGTGCAAACGATTTACTGGTGTTGCAACATCAGAGTGGTGGTACACTGGGCGCATACACTCTCAATGCCGCTTGTGCAGCAGGTAGTGCTACAATATATGTTAGAAACAACACCCAGCAGTTGTTTTAGTTTTGAGCTTTGAACATCTGCTGTTACTTTAGGCCCCTGCTCCCATGCAGGGGTTCCTGTTGCACGTTCCCATTTTGGTGGTGAGTTTTCTTCTGGGGTGTCAGCAGCCTTGACTTGGCTTCGTGCCTTGATTGAATCCATAATGGAACTTTGTGGTCGGTTGTACCCTGTTCCCTCGTCCCCGCCTTCATCAGTAATGCGCATAGTTTCAATGTTGTACTCCAAATCGATTTTTTGACCAACGCCGGTCGAGCTTCGTGACTTCATGCATTGAATTTGGTACTTGCCACGTTCCTTCATTGCTCGGCTTGTGAAAATGCCAAACACGTTATCTGCTGTGTTGATCTTGGAAATACCACCCGAGATGTGTGAATGATCAAATTCAATTTCTTCCACAGCGGATCTGTTTAACTGACTTGCAGTTACACATACTTGTCTTTCACAAACAAGTCATTGGGTGACACCTTGGCACTAACAGGCATCAGCAAGTCCAAGTAGTCAATCATCACAAAGTCAACTCGCTTGCCTGTTTGAATTTGATACTCTTTCAAATAAGCACGGATGTCATTGATGTTTGATTGTGCAGGCAAACCTTTCACTTGATAGTTGCCGGACTTCTTGGACACCAGCTTGACCTTGAGCTCTGTAGTGTCTATGTCCTTGCGGATATCTTTTGTTGACATATTGGTCAACATAGCATCAGTACGCAATGATGTAAGTTCTTCACTCAGTTCTAGTGTGATATACACGCCACTGAGCCCTTGCTGTAGCCAGTTTAGTGCAATGTTCATCATTACCAAGCTCTTGCCCGAGCCTGATCCACCCGCAAAGATGTTAAGTTCACCACGACTGAAACCGCCATACAGCAATCTGTCCAACTGTGGCCAGCCTGTGCTTACTTGTCCGCCTGAGTTGAAGTATTTTTCAATGCGACTCTTAGGATCAGCAAAGTAGTCTGTGCCCATGTCCTTAGTGAGTGATATCTGTACTGCATCTTTGATGAGTTTTTCAACTGGATCATATTCGCCTTTTTCCAACAAGTCTGCGGCTTTCAAAATAGCACGTTCTAGTTCTTGACGTCGAGTAAATGCTTCAAACTCGCCCATGAACCAGTCAAAGTGTCCTTCGTTTAAGTCTGGCACAGCCTGTAGTTTGATACCAGTTGTGGCTGAAATCTGTGTGCGATCAGGCAGAGTCTTGTGTTTGTCTGAATGTTCTTTGATGAACTCAGCCGCAGGTCTCAAACTTTTGTCAAAGTTCTGCGGGTTGTAGATGTTCTGAACACGCACATAGCTCTGTGCATCTTCCAACATCATTTCTAAAAATAGACGTTGTACGTCAAGCCCGTATTCTTTTAACAAAGTTTGTCCTTTATGCTTGTTTCAAAAAAATGTCGATTGCCGGCAGGTCCGTGATGCCCGTGCCATCCAAAATTGTCATAGTCTGCTGGCTGGTTAATGTTTAAATTAACGTCATACATAGAGCCATCAAATAATTTACACCTGTTATGAGCTACACAATAATCTAGTATGTATTGACTTGGTCCCCAGTGATTGTTTGGATTTAAATTTTTACTGAGATTTACAACAATGTAGTTAGCGTTACAGGAATCCAACCACTGAGTTATTAAAAATATCTGTCGCAAAACTTGGGTTTCAATCCAACTACGATCACTGATCAACACTGACAATCGATCAAGTTCTTTGTACTGTAAATTTACCAATCCATGATGGCTTGCGACATTACTGGGCTGTGCCTGCCACGTTTTTGTATCAAATACGGAACTTACTAGTGCCGTGTCTTTGTAATCGTCGAATACAGTGATCCTTTCCAAGGGCGGCAGGCCAATGACAAAAAAGTCTTGATCAAAGTTGTATCTTTGTTGTTCACCTATTAACATTTGACACACACTATCAAAACTTATTTTAGGTCTGCTACAATTAATCACAGTATCAACACCCAGCGTAGAAGCAGTTAACCCCCAAAAACTTTCTTGTGGGGAAACGCAAACATCTGGTGTACTGTAACTGTCGCCAAACACCCAAAGTCTATTGTATTTTTTTGACAAGTTGACGTTTCCTTATCTCTATTTTGATTCGGCTGGTTTCTCTCGCGGCCATAATAGTTAGCAAGGCTCCTAGTCGACCTAGTTTTATCACAGCGTCGTTGACATCTTTGCAACCTTCGGGCCAATCAGGTATGCTCACTGCCCACCCCAGTTCCACAGCACGGTCAATCAGTTCTATACCTGCGACATCTTGGTCTGGCACCACTGTAACCTCACGTCCAAGACTGCGAATCAATCTTGCTTGTGCATCACTGATGGTATTGTGCATCACAGCAAGCCCGCCAATTGACAGTGCATCAAAGATACCTTCCATCACAAGCACATGTTGCCAATCTGCATGTTGCAAGTCAGTGCCAAACACATAGCCCGGCTGTGAGTGATTGATGTACTTGGGCTGTTTGTCATCCATGAATCTAGCAGTCCAACCAATCACCTTGTTGTCATATGTGAACGGAACTAGTACAAACGGTCTTACCCAATGAATACCATCAGTCTTGATTGCAGTCATTATGGGAAAGTCTTCTGGCACTCCACGCCGACGAATGTAATCCCAATATGCCGGAAACTCTGGAGTAACTACTTCGCAAAACGGAGGAAAATCATCTGCTTCTTCAAACTCAATACTACTTAATACGTTGAATGTGTGTTGACGATCTTCCAGTATGCCGTGTATGCTACGATGGCGCAGACTTTCAAGATTGAGCATTTCAATTTCATTGTCTGGCACGCCCATCCATGACAATAATCTTTTGGCTTTGAAACTAACTGTGCGTCCCAGAACAAAACTAGCGGTGTAACTACAGTTGAAGCAGTGATAACTCCAGCCCTGTTCAGTTGCCTTGATACCGCCACGTCCACGTTTGTCTGCACTGTTGCCGTTGTGAGTGCAACACACTGCATTGAAACTCAACCAGCCCTGTGGGCTGGGCTTTCTTTTAGCAGGTAGGTAAGCAAGGATATCAAGCATCTATTGATTGTAGCATAAATGCCAGCAACAATCAACGATATTGGAGATTAGTAATGTAGCCGGTGGTGATCATGATTGTGGCTTGCTGTGTGCCTTGATATTGAATTGGCAAATATCCCGAACCACCATTAGTCAACACAATGGTTGACACTTGGCCATCAGCACCAATGGTGGCCACTGCTTCGGCACCACTGCCGTTGCCCAGTATTTGAATCTTGGGCGCAGCCGCATAGCCCTGACCTGGATTGGTCAAACTGATCCCAGTTACCACTCCTTCGGGCGAAACTTGTGCAGTGGCCTGTGCGCCAAATCCCTGGCTGTTGTTAAAGGCTGCACGTAGCAAGGGATGATATCCCACTATATTAAAATATTGAGTGCTGGTTTCGTCAAAGAAATCATAGGAAGATGATGCGTTGTACCAAACAGATTGATAGTTTTGTGCAGCTTCAAATTTGATTGTTCCGGTGTAGTGATCTAGATCCATTTTCACCGTGGTCAGTGCTGTGCCATTGGTTTCAATAAAACTGCTGTAAAATTCTGTAAGCTGTGTGGTGTTGACTGGCGGCGGCTGCAATGCCCAGTCAGGCCAGTTGGTTGGTCCTGGTGTCAGTTGCTGTGCTTTGCCATAAATTGTGGGTATGGTCAGTTCTGCACTGGGTACAAAAGTAGGAAACACGCTGTCAGCAATGTCACAGTTGGCTCGGGCCTGTGAGTTTGCGTTGACATACACTGCCTGCACGTAATCACCCGAAGTACGCTGTATGCTGTAGCTGGCAGGCTGTGCCACAAAATTAATAGTATCTTGTGTGTCTAAAACCACTTTGACACGCCCCAAGGGTGCACTCAATGTAGTCATTTCTTTTTCTAGCAACAGTCGGTCGCCAGTTTGATTCAACAAACGAAACACAAATGTTGATCCTGTGATGTTTACAGGTTTTTCTTCTTGATTGATAAATTCAAACAATAGGACGTTGTCCACGCCCTTGTTTATGGTTAAAGTTTTTGCGTACACTGGATCATACCTCGCTGTGAAATACCCACCGCTGGTGTCTATCAAAAGTACCCGGGTTATTTGTTGATATAAGTACGCAGTGGTTGAATACATAGGAGCCTCAACAAGTATTTATGGGCAATACAATCTTCGATAAGCTGGCGGAAAAATATCCCTTTATCACCCTCTGCGTGTACGCCAACGCAGAGTATGTGGGAATAGTGCAAAATCGCGACGAAACAATTACAACTATCTACGATTTTGGTGCCATCATTAATCAAGATGACAAACTGGAATTTTTAGAACTGGCTGGTACTTGGTGGTGGGAAAGCAATCGTAGCATACCCATCAACATTTTCTTGCGAGCAGATTGGGACAAATTCCGTTGGACTTTGCGCACATTCAGCAACAAAGATCTTGAAATCTTACATGGCCCAATTTGCAGTTTACAGGACATAGCCCGCAAAAAAGGCAAACGCAAATCAATTACCCTGGTTAGACGTATGGATTAAGTTCATGTGCAGAGCTACCAAGGCTGCATAACTTACTGCATGTGACTTTTTAAAAGTATAGCCCCTACTGTCATCACCATCCCATACTGACGCAAACACTTCGGCCCAAGAGCGATTTTGCAAGTGTGCTTTGCCCGGACGTATGATACTGATAAACGCAGCCATTCTAGGTATTGAATCAGGCTTCATGGTGCGTAGCAAATCAGTGTAGTTTCCAATGTGCACCAGTCGAGAAGCCCAAGCTTGATCTTGCCACAGTCTTGACCATGGCGGGGTAGCGTCAAGCATCTGCCGATAATGCGCAGGATCACGGACCAATGCCATTAGCAATGTCTTGTGGAATGTCTGTGACATAGATGCCCGAATTGTGTCGGCGCACCTGCCCTTGGTGCACTTGCCTGGCTGGTATGTGTTGGATCAGTTTCAACACAGCCGATCTGTCCGGCACATCAATGTCAATGTCTGCGCTCATTTTGAATCAGTTTCACAAAGTGCAGTTACAACTTGCAGTTTCTCCTTGGCCAGCTGCACTGCCGCTAGAGCATCTGCTACTGTGGGGTGTTGTGCTGCCAAGTGCGCAATGCGCAGTTCTTCTTGTCGCTTGCTGTTGGCCCAATCTAACAGGGTTTCGGCGTCTGATGAGAGTGAAATCATAGGATGTGCTGAGTGAATTGGCTGCCACGAATTGCCATCGTTTACTTCCAAACAGTTCATGCTGGCGCTCCATCGTACCATGCCTGCACCGCTGGCACCCGGACTGATGTATGGATTGGTGTTCATGCCACCAGACACTTGAATGTATTTGCTGCCGCTAATATTTCTAATCATAATGCAATTATAGCCACAAGGCCAATGTAAGTCAACTGATGTGCCATCTGATCTAGACCCAAGTGTGCCCAGAAGCTGGGATTCTGAAGGTCTCTATTGCCCCAGTTCATCTTGGCCCAGTCAATGTGATAATGTAGCACAGCATCTATCACACCCATCATTATGCTGGCGGCCCAGTATACAGGGCCTAACACACACCCAACACATAGGGCTGTGCCAATGCCCTGTTTGAGACTGTGCCGCATGCCCAGCCAGTGTCCGTATTGGCCTTTGTGATTGACTTCTGCCATGCTCTGATCCACAAAGTCAATGTACCAGTGTTTGATCTGCAAGAGTATGAGTGTTAAAAATATCACTGCTTCCATGTTACCAACCTGCCTTGTTCAATATGTCTTTTGCGTATTCTTGATCCGCTGGGTAGTTGTGAAACTTCTTTTGCCATACATCTGAGTCAATGTAAGGCCATACCATGCTGATCTGATCAGGAGAGAGTTCACCCAAGAACTGTTGTCCTGACTCTGCATTATAAATGATCCAGGGACTTATACGCCCAGACGTTATTGCATAACACATTGCATTGGCATTTCCGTACCGCAAACAGTCTTGTGGTTGTGCTTGGTGATTTTCAGCCCAATCTAATCCAAACTCAATTGCTCGGGCCAATGCGTCATCCACTGCTTCTACTGGCAAGTACCAGGTCAAGTATTCAGTGTAGATTGCATCACTGCACCAATGATCAATTTTTTTGTTTTGCTTCAATAACCAATCCATGAATCTTGCCGGAGCAATAACCTTTGTGTTTACACAATAGCGACCAAACTTTACAAATGCATTGTAATAACTTGAATCGCAAAAGTCATCATAAGTTTTCAGTTTTGCTGATCCTTGGTGCACTTCATAAAAACGTATAAATCCCTGGAATCCAAGTCTTACACCTGCTTCATCTTTTTGAGTGCGTCGTCGTTTGGGTTCACACATGTGAACCGCAATACTAGTTTCTTTAACAAACTCTTTTTTACAATAATCGCACACAAAACTCATGCTAGTAGTTTACGCTCTTGAATGTAGTTTGTCAAATATTCGTTTAGTTTTTGATGATGTCCAACAGCTGGATGTGTCATGTCTGGTGGCACGTATGGTGCTTTGGGGCCATAATCTTTTGGCAGTACTTCTTGATCAGCTTGCCAAGCGGTGGCACGCCAGGCAAACCCGCCCACAATTTCAGGCTGATCAAATAATGCTAATCTAGGGTCATTTAACAAATCTGTGTATAAATTATCGGCTTGTTGAAACATCAACACTCGATGTCCTCTAATTTTCAAACTGTCAATTGTGCTGAGCATACGGTACATGAGATCTTCGGCACGATCCAAAATGCTGTAAACTTCAGTCTTGAGTTTGGTATCTACAAACTGCTCGGACTCTTTTTGGTTCCAACCTGTTTGCCATCTGTGGGCAAACTCTTGATTTTGTGGATTTACCCATCGTCCTTCAAAATCATTTTCTGGTTCGCAGATGGGTATTTCTAATCTGCTGAGAAATGTCATGCCCAACACATACAAGGGCAGCTTGTGCAATTCCTAGCCGCTGTGCTAGATCTTGATGACCGTTACCCAATGCATAAGAATGCATATAGCTGCATCCGTTTACAACCAACTGTTGTATCATTTATTCTTCGCCAAGATCTCGTTGATACTGTTTGATTTCTTTGTCTGACACAATCTGCATCATGACATCTATCTCGTCATCTTTGTAAGTAGGGTATATGGCTTGTAATGCTTTGCGGCGTGCACTAGCGCCAGGCTCTTTTTTCTTGGGCGCAATCCAAGGATGTCTTGGCGTACCCATATCAGGACTCACTGTTGTGGCCATGAGCCATTGTAGCTTGGGATGTTTGCTTACATCAAAAAAGTGTTTGTTCAATCTCTCATTGGTGGCAATCACATAAAACTCTTGAAGTTCTCTTGAGCCTTCCACTGCCGAACCCCAGCGTATCATGAGATAGTTGGAAAACTTTTTCCGCTCTTCTGCGGTGAGATCGTCGTAGAATGATCTAACCTTGCGGTCAAACATCTTCATCTCATTGGCAATGGTCAGTTTATCGCTCATCAGTCTTGGTCAATTTATAGATCATTATAGCACGTTCTAGTGCGTCTTGTAAAGTGGGATTGTTACGAGCCTCACGCCGAATTTCGCCCCACATCTTGTCTTCCATTAGATGATCAAGCAAGGGTCGGCCGTCTGAGGTTTGTTTATCGTAGGATATTTGATGTCCAGTCACAGGATCGTATCCATATCCAACCAGCACACGGTCAGCAGGATTAGCACCAACCTCACGAGCATACACTTCATTACCGTTGCGTTCGTAAATGTAAGTAGCACCCGGTTTAAGGGTTCCCATATTGGTAGCCGTATTGTAGGTGTGCCCAACGCAGAAAACGCTCTAGGCCTTCACGATCGTCAGGATAACTTTCCAGATACACTCTGGCCAGTCTATTGATGATTTCAAATAGTTCAGGTTCAGTGTAGGGCATTTACCAGGCCTTGTTATAGTCCACAATCTCGCAGTTGCGACTGACGTCTTTAACAAAGTACACACAGTCAGGTTCTTCATCATCGTTTAGCGGCACAGCCAACATCTGACCATTTTTAAGTTTGGGTGCATACCATGACACTTCGTGGTACACATCTAGTATTTCAATATCAGGAAAGCTGGGCCTAAAACTGGTCAGCGGATTGAATTGGAACACTTTAAATCCACGGTCATTAATCGACGTTAACGGCAACACTTCAAGGTCTCCCATGTCTGGCTCACCTATTAGGATTTGCCAGTCCATGGGCATTCTCAACGTGTACTCACCTATGCGCAGTACCAAGGCAGGTGCATTAAAACTTTCTAAGAATATCAAAGGAATAAAGTGATAGTCTGGGTCTGCTGGATTGCTGTTGTCTAAAATAGCAAACCGCATGTCATCAACTTCTTCTGGAAGATGATCTAGGTCGTAGTACTGATTGTCTAAAGTTAATATTCTCATATTGTTGTAGTTTACACTTTTTGTTTACTGCTGTCAAGTCTTTTCAAAATTACACCACAGTCCAAAGTCTGGTGCACCACTTGCCAGCCCTGTGCCAGCAGGTACACCACAGCAGGGCCGCATTTGCCAATCCAACAGTCGTTGTAACAGTAGGTGTCATCAAATGCCACAACTGCTTTTGGTGCCAGGCAGCGATACAATAGCATTAACTGAGCTAGGTGTTCAATCTGGCAGGCTTGATTGGTCATTGCAACACCACGTTCAGCGTATTCAGCCATTTGTAATTGAATGGCCGGGCGCACATCGTTTATATCCCAAATGTAATCAAAATTGTCTAGGTACAGTACATCAATGTCTGTGTGACTTTGAGCAAAATTTTTAGCCCAATCGGCGCCAGGCTGTACCACAAACTCTGTGTTGACAAATGTAGTTTCCCAACGACTTTTGGCCTTGCTACTGACGTCTACAGTAATGAGTTTTTTGTTATGATCTGCGGCCATGGCGTCAAGCCATTGTGTGCTGCCTTCGCCTCGGTCTGAACCTATTTCAACAAACACGCTGTTGGCAGTGGGCTCTAAATATGTGCCAATGTGTTGATATACTCTTCCCATCAATAACTCACTTTCCAGTTGCGAATTGTTGGCACATAGGTAAAAACAATGTCTTCCCCTGTACTAAATTGTTGACGAATGTTTTTAGCAACGTTTCCAAACCAACACTTATTATCATTAAGCACAACGTCTTTGTAAAACGCTTGCCATCGTAGAACTATCATTGAATTAACAAATTTGCTAGGCACTGTAATTGAGATTCCAGCCTCGTTAATGTGCCGAGACAAATTAACTTCAACAGCATTAGTAGCGTGAAGTTTTTTAAGCTTCAAATCTGTAAATCTGTCTAGCATGGTGAACAAACGATTGAGTTGATTAGCTCTGAATACAGTATCTTGTAAACTGTATTGTTGAAAAAAATCTGCATTGGAAAATTCATATGCTTCACTGTGGCTAAGATCCAATACAAACACAGGATGGTCTTCGTATACTTCGGCCCAAATTTTAAATCCGCCAGGTATAAATTCACCACAATGTTTTGTTGCATGGTTACTCAACTGTACAATATCTTCACCAAAAATTTGTGTGTTAATTGTTTCGCTGACATAGACATCAGCAGGAATATCTAATAAAACAAAATCTCCGTACACGGCTTCAATGGTATTACTATAACCAGCTCTAGATAAATTAGCACACAGATACTGGTACCTAGCTTCATTTCTTTCAACTGCAATGACTTTTTTTGCACCAGCTTGAGCAGCTAATACACTAAGAAGGCCAGTACCTGCACCAATGTCACAAACTACCTTGCCAGGTGCTGCCTGATCTATTGCTTGTTTGTAAAAACTATTCCTACCAGTATCATTTAACATGGGTAGGAAGACACCATCATCTTTAAAAAAGTCCAGGCTCATTTGATCTTCATCCACTCAAGTTTTTCTTGAGTAAACGGATAGTTGGCTTCTCTGTAGAATTGTTTGCGCTTGGTCAAATGACGTTTGGCAAATTTACAGGCCCGGGTTCCACAAGAACCAAATTAAAAATCCTAGGGATATTAATACCCACAGCGGCAACACCATAGGTAGCCACAATAATCTTATCAGTGCTGTCCGCCACTTCGTCATATTCATCTTGTCTATCTTTTGCTTTGGTTGCACCTGACACAAACACAGCACGTTCGCCCAGTCGTTCAACCAACTGTCGGCCGCATTCGGTGCGATCCACCAGTACTAGGGTGTTGCCTGTTTCATTTACATGGCGTATGAGTTCACTCATGGCATCTAGTCTGCCTGACTCTTCCAACAGGTATTTAAGCTCGCTTTGGTAGTTGGAGTACTCCACATGGTCCTGCAACTGCACAATGTTCACATGACACTGCGCTAACACCCCTTGTTGTTGCAGCTCATTGGCACTGAGACGGCCTATCACTGGTCCCAGGCTCACCAACAAGGCTTGGCTTTCAAACTTTTCTTTGGGGATGGTTCCAGTCAAACCCCAGCGAATTGGCACTCTTGCCATCACGCTTGTGAGCAGGGTTTTGAGTGCATCTGCTTTGGCCATGTGTACTTCGTCTACCATCACACACACCACATCCTCAATAAAGTCTTGTATGGTCACTTCACCTACTCCAGCCTTGGTATTCTTTAACAAAACATTTAGACTTTGCCAAGTGCAGATGGTATGTGTGCGTCCATGTTCTTTTCTGTCGCCAAAGTAAACACCCACATCCAAGCCAACATTGCGATAGTCTTTTTCTGTTTGTGTAACAAGACTCTTGTTAGGCACAATTACAATACTTCGACCGTGTGGCTCTACTGCGGCACTCAAGGTAGCTGTCATTATAGTCTTGCCTGCGCCTGTGGCCACTTCCTGTATGCATTGTGGGTTGGTCAAGAAGTTGTTCACAATCTCTACCTGATAATCACGCAACATGATAGGTTCACCTTCTGCAGGATGTCCTTTGGGCCAAGTCTTGTGTGCAAATGTTTGTTCTGTAACTTGATCAAACTCAAATGTAGTTGAGTAGTCGCGTTGATCGTCTAGCTCAACATCCCAGTTATACTGTTCCAGTATGGGCAAGATCTCTGGCAAGAGATTGGTGTAGGTTGATCCACCCAATTGGAAGTAGCTGACTTTTCCATCCCACCTGCCCAGTCTCACTGCGGGTAGATATCTAGCATAAGGCACATCATACTTGAATGCTGTGACCAAGCGGCGACGCATGTCAAGGTCTAGGCCTTCTAACTTGATGTTAACTTCATCTCGAATTTGTATGGTGCATCGTTTCATTGTATATCAACTTCAAGCACACGTTGTTGGCGTGCTATTTCTTGTATGAGTTGTTGTGGTTGTCCGGCATACTGCAAATCTGCCACAGGAAAACGCAAGGGTTGTGCTATTGCATTATACACACTTGTGATGCCATGGGCAAGAAAAAAATCTTGGTGTTGATCAATGTACTGTTGCATACCTGGCTCTTTGAAGCTTAAATCGTGATTGAAAAATACCACATGAAAATCGGCACTGTTGTCTTGGGCATACCAAACCAAGTGCAAACAAATCTTGGTTTCACACCTTCAAGCACAGTCTCACATCTATGTACTGCCAGGTTCAATTCTGACAGTGCCTGTCTCACAGCAACTGGTGCCTGTTGCCAGTATTCTGATGTCTGTTGATCTAGCAGTCCATGGTAGCGTTCAAAAATGTTGTGCAAGTAATTGAGACAGTCCTGGCTCCAATCAAACCCACGTTCAATAATGGCTTTATGTTGGTTGATTGTCGTGATACATTGTTGGATCATGATTTCGGCGCGAATACGCTCTTCCAATTTGGAGCCAAAGCCGTAAAATCTATCTGGATGATCCAAGGGATAACTGCCGCGGGCTTGCATACGTTCAACCCATAACTCAGCAAGCGGGGTTGATCGTATTTGGAATTTTAGTTCTAGTCCGTGGCTTAGATGTATCAGCAGATGTTGCGGCATTGTAACAGTATATACTTACCGCTAGAAAAAGTCAAAAAAACAGGGACCGAAGTCCCTGTGTAAAGCCTGGGCCGGAGCCAACCGTTTGTATGCCCAGGAAAACTAAACCATCGCTATTGCAAAAATAATCAATGCCAGTATGGTGCCAAAGAAAGCCTTATCACTATCCATGTCAGTCTTGTTTGACACAAACAAACCGCACTTCTTTGGTTGTGCGTTTGACCAGAGCCTCACTCTGCATGCCAGCATGCACAAACAAAATCAGTACCCAACTCATATCATGCTCCGTAATACTCTAGACATTTGACTGTGAAGCCTGCTTCACGCTGTTCATCTGCTTCGTACTCGGTATCCACCGAGTACAAATACAGGTCGCCATCCCATATTTCATACATGTTAGGCTGCCTTCATGCAAGTGGTCTCTGCAAGACGCTTCCAGTTCAACACTGACATCTTGCGCAAGTCGGCAATCTTCAACGCCATACGCAAACTCATCTCACGCAAACGATTCTGATTCTCGTCCATGAAGTTGATAATGTCGTCATGCACACACTCTTCAAAATCGTAGTCTGCAAACAATATACCATCCTTGGCAATCTGCTTGATACGCAGGACCTTGTCACGCATGGTGTCAAGTGTCAAGTCCAAGTAGTGGCATCGGCTTTGCAGTGCATCCAAGTGGTCCCGCAATTTCTGCGAACGCATGGTGTCAAACTTCAAGTTGGTAATAAAAATTACCGAACCCTTGAACTCAAAACTGTCTGGAATACCCTCATGGCTCAATACACGGCTCTCGCTCAACCAGGAAATCTTACGCTTCTTGCCGGAGTCCAGAGCACCCTTCAGCAAGTTAAGAGCAACGTCGTCCAGCAAGATGCTGTCACAGTCATCAAACACCAACACACAATTGGCATCTGAGTATTTGTACAGAGTTTTGTACAGGCCGATAGGACTGGCTGAGCCTTTAACAACCTCGGCCTTAAGACGTTTGCCAGCCAGCTTGTCAAACAAAGTAGCCTTGTCAATCTCTTGCTCCACACCAAAGCTCTTGCCAACGCCAGGAGGGCCCGACACGATCATGGCACGGATGTCGCCGCCGACACAGGCCTTGGTCATCTCATGCAGGATGTCAAAACGCTCACGGATACGATCCATGGCTTGCTCATCAGTCTCTACAGTCTTCTCAAACTTCACGGTGTTTTCTTTCACAGCTTCTACCCCATTTACATATTCAAAATCGCGAATGCCGTCAACACGGATACGCACCACATCAAACTCCGGGCCAAAATAGCCATCAGATTGTACAGTAACAAACCCGCCTTTGCTACCTTCGCTGTAACCTTTCACCAGGTTAAAGGTAACATTGCGAACGGGCTTGTTGCGATAAACACCGTTAATTACACGAATTGCACTCATAGTTGGCTCCTTTTTGTGCGTTAAAATTGTATTATAGCAGATTGGGATTTATTGGTCAACCGCTTAGGCCGGGGCAAAGAGCTTGCCCATTTCGCTGAAAACCACACGATAAGCACGGGCTTCGTTGAATGTTAGATCTTCTTGGGAATCTTGCATTTGTTCCAGGGTTTCTAATAGACCTTTAATGGCCCAATCTTTTTGGTATTGCTGGACAACTTGCATGGCTTGTTCAAAGTTCATTAGTGGCTCCTTGTTTCTTACTATGCTTCTATTATAGCAAAATGGGAATATTTGGTCAACCAAAAAATAGTACTAAAAAGTACTACTTTTTAAGAATTTCGTAAAAATGTTGGTTAATTGCGTCCATTTCGTCCTGGCCTACATAGAAATCAGTACGGGGGTCATAGTATGCGCCTTCTTTGTTGTCATAATACAACACTCGGCCCGAGAAGTTGAACGGGCCTTCTAGGCCTGGGCGAGCACCGTATTTGTCACGCATGTTGTCAACTTCAATAACCTTGTAACCCATTGCTGGCTCCTTGTTGCTCACTATACCCATATTATAGCAAATTGGGAAATATTGGTCAAACCAAAAAACCCTAGGGTTTAGTAGGGTTCTAAGGTAGTACTAAAGTATACAGAATTATAGAGCTGTTCTGTGGGCACACCATGCTCACGATAGCCCTCTACAACCATGTCAAAGTAGCCTGCACTGGGCTCGCTGTCAAGGTGCCCAGGTTGCATGTAGTAGGTCATGGCCTGGCACACACGGCCTTGGAACAACACTTTTTTGAACCTGCGATTGTAGTAATAAGGATATCCTTCTAGGATATCCAGGGCATTGAGACACTGGGGTGTGATACTCCACAGCACTCCGTCCACATAGCTGTCAGGACATTTTACAACGTCAGCGGGACCGGCAAAGCGAAACACATGATCCAGCAACACAGCACGACCGTGACTCACAGCGGCCGGACAACGTCGGGCCATTCCTTGTGAGTTGGTGTTCATTCCATAGGCAAAATATAGCATAGATCAATTATAGCAAAAAGCTCATAATTGGTCAAGTACTACAAAAGTGTTAGTTCCACAGTTGTTGAATTTGAGGGTGAGTGACTTCGTGTGGCTTGGGCTTGCCATGGAATACCAGCACACTGGCATCGGGACTGAGTCTTACACCTCCGCCAGGCTGGTTGGCTTTCCTGGCTCTAAAGTTCATGCCCCCATCCAGTGCTTGCCATCTAAAGCTTTGGAAATGCTGATCATCAAAGTATCTGCGTTGGCTGGGTTGGATGACTTGATTGATATAGTCTTGATCGCCGGGCCAGCGTGTGACAACTTTGGAAATGTCTTCTTCACAAAACTTATCCCACACCCAACCAAATTTGGTTGTGTCCCAGTACATCAAACTGCTGTTCATTTTGTCGTAGCCAGGCCTTTGCAAATATTTAAAATCTCTAATGGTCCAAAAGCAGTCAAGATGCGCTTCACGTACCCAATTCAAATTGTTGTAGACCACCACATCAAGATCCAGGTACAACAGCGGCCCAGAAAAATGTGCATTGTCAAACAACTGCATCTTGTACCACCATGATCGTTTGGGACCATTCACACCTGGCCATTCCATGAGTTCATGCTTGATCATGTGGCCGGGCACAGTTCTATGCGCTTCGGTGTACACATGCAAACGTATACCATTGGGCAAGTGCCGCGACAACATGCGGTATAATTTTTCTACATAGTCCCAACTGTATGTTTCGCCGTGTATTACACAGGCACAGTCGGTCACAGGGTCAGTGCTGGTTCTATTCTTTTTAGCCATAATCCTTGTTTTATTTCTGTTAAAGTATGTTCAGTGTGGCAAATTTCCACGAGCCACTGCTGTCGGTCCATGTCGTATGGACTCTCAATATCAGCAAAATCAACCGACACCGGAAACGCTAGACTTGTGCGATCAACTATGGGCCTACATCCAGCAATGGCAGCTTGAATTCCTGGTCCTGAATTGTAATTTACCACAGCATGACAATCAAAGTGCATGTCAAATGAATCATAAGTGTTGGGCAATGGACGAGGTTTTTCTATAGTCACCCCAGGTGGCAAAGCGATGGACGATCTTGGATGCGGTCTAACCACAATGGGCCGATCAGTGTGTGCACGTATTTTGGCCATGGTTTCTAATACCCAGTGTTCCATGTTTGGTATGTCTGCTACCTGTTGGCTGTTTCTATGTTGTAGTGCCAGCAGTATTTCAGGCCTTGGTTCATACAGTGTGGCCAAGCTTATACCAAGGCGAGCAGGACGATCCCAATTAAGATTTTCTTTGTGTCCATAATAACCATCGGCTGTGATGTGGTTTACAGAAATCTTCCAGGTGTCGCCACGATACAGTGCACCTATTTCAATTATGACCACTGGTTTATTTTGCTTGCGATAGTGATCAAACACTGCACGATTACCGCGCATGCGACCGTGCCACAGCACTGACCAAATCACTGCGGCATCGCTGTTCATGCTGTTTTCTTGCGTTTGGATTCCGGCGGCTTGAAACGTGTCCAACACAGTGTGATACACTGGTTTGGAATTCAAGGCGGTGTAAGAAGGAAAATAGGCTATGTTTTTGATCACTAAATATCTCACATGAAATACACAGTATGTACCACTTTCAACGCCGACGGATACGAGAATTATGGCCGGCGCATGATCCAAACTTTTTTGCAAAACTGGCCTGTTGATTTGGTAGTCTATGCAGAAGGGTGCACAGTGACCGAATCGTCACCACACCTGGCCGTGCACAATCTTGAACAAGTCAGTCCTGAACTGGTAGCATTCAAAACTCAGTGGCGTGGTGTACCCGAAGCCAATGGTGATGTCAGTGCTGACCCCATTAGATCTCGACGCCGAGACGCAGGCAAAGGATTCAAATGGGACGCTGTGAGATTTGCTCACAAAGTCTACAGCATTTTCCATTGTGCCAAACACACTGACACTGATTGGTTGATTTGGATGGACGCAGACACAGTGTGCCACAGTCCTATAACTACAGAAGATTTAGAAAGATTGTGCCCTGGTACAACAGATCTTTGCTTTTTAGGGCGGCGTGGTAAGTTTAGTGAATGCGGATTGTATGCCATGAATTTGCGTAGCCCTGCCACACAGTTGTTTCTCCAAAAATTTCAACAGATGTATGACCATGCAGAGCAAGGTATCTTTGACCTAGCCGAATGGCACGATAGTTTTGTTTTTGATGCCGTTCGACAAAAAGTAAAATTAAACGAGTTAGATTGGAGCAGTCACTTGATCACTGGTGAAGGTCATCCGCTAATTAATTCAGACTGGGGTGCCTACCTAGATCATCTCAAAGGCAAACGCAAGACCACAGGGCGCAGTCCTGCTACAGATTTAAAAGTACAACGAACAGAGGCATATTGGCAATGAACTGGATCTATCTCAGCAAACACGGCACTGACGGCTACATGAATGCGTTTGCCCAGGGAGCCAATTCTCGATCCACTGTACTAGAAACATGGAACTACAGTGACAGCACTGATCCGCTTGTGATTCGTGGTATTATGAAACACAAAATTTTCAAACAGTGTTGGCAAGATCAACGAAGGTTTCGTTACATGGATACCGGCTACTTTGGCAACCGATCAAGTATGCGTAACCCACATGGTTGGAAATTGTGGCATCGAATTGTTGACAATGATTTGCAGCACAACAAGATTCGCAAATGTCCTGATGATAGATGGAAACAGCTTGGTCTTGACATTCAACCACGACGATATGGTCAAAACATCTACATTGTGATGCCTGAAGAAAAGCCTTGCATTGTTTATGGTACCACTGTTGCTGAATGGTTGCAACAAACTATAGACACTATCAAAGCAAATACTGATAGGCCTGTTGTGATAAGAGAGCGCAATAAAAATAGGCAAGTTCGAGAGTCAGCGCCCTTTACAAGTTTGCTTGATACTGCTCATGCTGTTGTAGTGTACAACAGTATTGCTGCCACTGAAGCGGTGTTGGGAGGTGTGCCAGCGTTTGTTACAGCACCCAGCAATGCAGCCGATCCTGTGTCTAATCGTGATCTAACCAAAATTGACAACCCTTGGTTTCCCGATCATGACATGATCTACGCCTGGGCTTGCCACTTGGCATATGGTCAATTCCATATCAGCGAACTAGGCAATGGTCAAGCACATAAAATTTTAGAGGAGTACGCTGATGCGTAATGATTATGGGTGGTGGTTCCCAGAAACTGAATCACACTTTCCACGTATGTTGAAAAAAAGTGTAGACAA